AGAAGTGGAATCTGTTGCACATTAACTGGATTAACGCTGTATGGAACTATGCAAAGCGAATCTTTATCTGCTCATGGCAAGGACACGATTATTGTGAGCCTTATTGCTTTACATGTTGGAAGTATTCAAGGACGGAGATTTAAGATGGGTTATGTAGAGATCTATAACATAGACAAAGATGGTGAGTGGACGAACCTAGAGGATGTTCCAATGATCACGACTATCAATTGTCAGCTGTGCAACGAACCTACTCTGGCTCATGACATTATCATTCCAGCAATCATTGCAGATGGAGTCTTAACGGCAGGAACATGGCAATGCAAGAAGTGCCATGCGGTAAATGGCTAGTCAAGCAAGAAAACATAGAGGCTTCCGCACAGAGCGCGTAGTCGCACAGTACCTATCGACTGTGTGGAGTGGTGCAACTGTCGGAAGGGGTAGCGGTAAGGACATTGTCAATGTTCCCTTTGATGTTGAAGTCAAGGCACGATCTGGCTTTCAACCATTGGCTTACATTAAACAATTAAAGGCTCGCACAGCTCTTTCGGGGGAATTGGGCTTTGGAGTGATACGACTAAACGGACAGGGTGAAGATGCGCGTGAGTATGCCGCCATCATCCGCTTAGAGGATCTCTTACCGCTACTCCAATTAAAGTATGGTCACATTACTAGCGAACCCACAGAGGCAGACATTGACCGCTGCACAGGCTGTGGGTCTTACATGATACAGAGGTGCTTAACATGCCAGCCTATGACTACCGATGCAACCAGTGCAATCTCAGTTCGGAGATTACTCATGGATGGCACGATAGACCAGTGATTCCATGCACCTATTGCAATGAGCCTATGGTCAAGGTTATAGCAGCTGCACCTGCACACTTTAAGGGCAAAGGCTTCTACAGTACGGATAAATAGTTATCCACAGAAGTTATCCACAGGGTAACAGTAGGGAGACATTATGAAACGACACACCGCTCTGACCAGCACTTATGCTAATGGATTTGACACCGATGGTACGCTAACTCAGCAGAGCCTCTCAAAGGCTCACCGCGAGCCGCCTAAGCGGATCGCTCGCGGGGTGCTTGTAGCTATTGGGATAGCTCTTTGCTTCATGCCTGAAGCAGGGGGATCTAAACCAATGCGTTATGTAACTTATAAGCAATTTGCATTACATCAATTAGGTTATGACTTAGAGCAATACAAGTGCTTAGCAAAGCTCTATGGTAAAGAGAGTGCTTGGAATCCTAAAGCTCGTAATGGATCACATTATGGAATACCACAAGGACGATCTATCTATCTGTCTAAAGTAGATGGTTATAAGCAAGTGCAGTGGGGCTTAGATTACATAGCGCACCGCTATGATGCGGATACCTGTAAAGCACTACAGCATTGGAAGGATAAGGGATGGCACTAGACTTAGAGGCTACTGTTCAATGCAGTCGATGTGAGACTGAGACACCTGAGTCTGAGCTGCATGAAGTTCATGCTTGGTGGTTATGTGGTAACTGTTATGATGAGATCTAATGGCATTGAATCAAAGAAGGGTTAATGACCCTAGAGATAGCAGAAGATGGAGAGCCTTTCGGCTCACGATCTTGGCTAGGGATAACTACATTTGTAGGTATTGCTCGAAAGATGCAACGACTGTGGATCATGTGCTCAGTATTAAGGATGCACCTGACCAAGCGTTCAATCCTGAGAATTGTGTGAGTGCTTGCCAGCCATGCAATAGCGCGAAAGGGTCACGCTCAATGGGGGTTTTTTTAGGTAAGTCGTTCACCCCCCCTGTCTTTTCAAACTGTCTCTCTCCGACACAGTCCGAGCCAGTCCAAGACAGTCCGTTTAAGACCCGACCTGATCCGATTCGATGACGACTAAGACCAAGAAGTCCAAGCCGCTACGAGGGGCAGTCAAGCCAAGGCTTCACAGTCCATTCCTAAAGGGCAAAACCAGAGGCGATGAGGTTGCAGAGCTTGCTGAGAAGATTGGTCAGCCATTACTTGACTGGCAGAAGCTCATTATCAATGACATGTGTTCTGTGGACAAAGATGATCTGTTCATCCGCAAAAGTGCGCTGCTCTTAATCGCTAGGCAGTCAGGAAAATCTCACCTTGCCAGAATGAGAGCATTGGCAGGTTTATTCTGCTTTGGTGAGAAGGACATTCTGATCATGTCCTCTAATAGGTCTATGGCAATGAAGTCCTTTAACATCATGGCAGACATCATCGAGCGTAACGACTTCCTTAGAGTTCAGCTGAAGGATGGAGACATCAAGAAGGGCATCCGTAGAACTAACGGAGATGAGCGCATCATCCTTGCATCTGGAGCGCAATTAGAAGTGGCTGCTGCAACATCCGATGGTGCTAGAGGCAGGACATGTGACTTCCTCTGGATCGATGAACTAAGAGAAGTATCTGAACCTGCTATGGATGCTGCAAAGTCAGTCACTTTAGCTCGTAAGAACAGCCAGAGACTCTTTACTAGCAATGCCGGTGATGCGTTCTCAAAAGTGCTCAACGATCTGCACGAGGCTTGCTTAAATAAGCCACCTAAGAGCTTAGGCTTTTACGAATACAGCGCACCTGACTTCTGTGACATCTGGGATCGTAATGCTTGGGCAATGGCGAACCCTTCACTGGGTCATCTGATTACAGAGGAAGCCATCGAGGAAACAATCGGATCTTCGACGATGGAAGCTGCTCGAACCGAGCAATTGTGTCAGTGGATTTCCAGCCTTTCGTGTCCTTTCAGCACAGAGGTATTAGAAAACTCATCCGATAGCACATTAGAGATGTCGGTTGGTGCTTATACAGTATTCGGGTTCGATGTGTCGCCTTCAAGGCGTAACGGATCGCTCGTAGCAGGGCAGTTGCTTGCAGATGGTCGCATCGGTATTGGCATCCTAGAGACTTACAGCTCACAGGTTGCAATCGATGAACTAAAGATGGCAGCAAGCATTAAGTCATGGGTTGATCTTTACAAACCGCGTTTAGTGTGCTTCGACAAGTACGCCACTCAGACTATTGCCGACAGGCTTGCCAATTCTGGAGTCGTGGTCGAGGATGTCTCTGGACAACAGTTCTACAAAGCCTGTGGAGATCTCTTAGAGGGAATGACTAACCTGAGAGTTGTCCACAATGGGCAGAAGGATCTCATTGAGCAGTTCACTAACACAGCTGCTAAGACTAACGATTCTGCTTGGCGCATCATTAAGAGAAAGAGTGCTGGAGACATCTCAGCCCCTATCGGCTTGGCGATGGTAGTTTCCAAGTTAATGCTTCCTGCACCTAAGCCTCAGATTTATACTTAGACACGCCCTAGCACATTGTCTAATTGCTTGACAAATGCTACACTTTCTGTCTATGGGTCTATTTCGCAAAACTGAAGCAATCTCTGAAGATAAGCGTTCATCGCTTTTAGCGCAATACGCCCCTTCTATTATGGGCGAGAATCTTAACTCGCTTTATAACTACATCCTGCCTCGCGTTAATCGTAATGAGGCGATGTCTGTTCCATCTGTAGCTCGATGCCGCAATCTCATTGCTGGAGTTGTTGGAGATCTTCCACTTAACCTGTATCGCAAGTCCACAGGTGAAGAACTAGGCAATCCAGTCTGGGTTGATCAACCAGCAATCAATCAACCGCGTTCAGTAACAATGGCGTGGACTGTTGATTCATTGATGATGTACGGAGTTGCTTACTGGCAGGTTACAGAAGTGTATGCAGAAGATGGCAGACCTTCTCGCTTCCAATGGATTCCAAATGTCAAGGTTACATTTACGACAGACCTTTATGGAATGACTGTCACCCAATACTTTATCGATGCAGTTGCAGTTCCTATGTCAGGACTTGGATCAATCGTTACCTTCCAAGCTTATGATGAAGGAATCTTAGAACGCGGATCTGAAACAATCAGAGCTGCAATCGATCTTCGCAAAGCAGCAGTATTAGCAGCAAGCACACCGATGCCTTCTGGAGTGCTACGCAATAACGGAGCAGACCTAGATCCTAAAGAAGTTGCAGGACTACTTGCAGCATGGAAGAACGCTCGTAACAATCGCAGCACTGCTTACTTAACTTCTACTCTGGAGTATCAGCCAACATCATTCTCACCTAAAGACATGATGTATGACGAAGCCCAGCAATTCCTTGCAACAGAGATTGCTCGCTTATGCTCGATCCCTGCCTACCTAGTTAGCGCAGAAGCCAATACATCGATGACTTACTCAAATGTATTAGATGAGCGCAAGCAGTTCTATTCTCTATCTGTTGCGCCTTATGTAAATGCGATTCAGGATCGCCTCAGCATGGACGACATTACAAATCGTTCCAACGCTGTGCGCTTTGATGTGGACTCTTCATTCTTAAAGACAGAGCCAATGGATCGCCTGTTAGTAATTGAAAAGATGTTATCTCTGGGCTTGATCACAGTTGAACAAGCAATGGAGATGGAAAACCTAACACCTAACGGCAGTGAAGGAATCGCATAATGGAAAATCAGGTAATCACTTTCACAGCAGGGCTTATTGCCAATGTTGAAGAAAGATTAATCTCCGGCAAGATCGTCCCAGCAGGAACAGGCGAAGTCGGTAACACTTCAGCAGGTAAGGTTGTTTTTGAGAAAGGTGCAATTGCACTTCCAGAAGATCCTAAGACTGTCAAGCTTCTTAATCAGCATGATTCACGCCAACCGCTCGGAAAAGCCACCCAGTTCACAGAGCAAGAAGATGGGATTTACGCCAGCTTTAAAGTAAGTCGCAGCAACAGAGGTTCTGAGGCTTTGATCCTTGCAGAAGAAGGATTGCAATCAGGTCTTTCAGTAGGCGTAGAAGTTATTAAGTCAAAGCAGAAGGGAAATGTTATGTTCGTTTCCGCTGCTAAATTGTTAGAGGTTTCATTGGTAACAGAGCCAGCATTTAAGTCTGCTCAGGTTATCGATGTAGCAGCAGAGGAAATCGAAGCTGCAACAAGCACAAGCACTAAGACAACAACGATCAACACGACAATCGTGGAGACCGAAATAGAAACAGAAACAGAAAGCGAGCCAGCTGTGGAAAATACTCCAGAGACAGTTGCAGCAACAGCAGTAGAAGCAGCAGCGGTTGAAGCTGCTCGTCCAACTGTTGTAACAGCAACAACATTCGTGCGCGAGCGCGTAGCACCAATCACATCAGCACAATACCTAGAATCAAACATCAAGGCAGCACTTGGTGATGACGAAGCACGCCGCGTAGTTCGCGCAGCCGATGATTCGACTTCAACAAATACTGGTCTGACTTTGCCATCTCATCTAAATACTTTCATCACTGACACATTCACAGGTCGTCCAGCATTTGAAGCAGCAACACGCGGCTCACTTGCAGGAATCGATGGAATGTCTTTCACAGTGCCTCGCCTTTATACCAATGCGAGCACTCCAGATGTTGCACCAACAGTTGCAGACACTAACGAGGGTGCAGCACCATCTGAAACAGGCATGACTTCAGCTTATGACACGATCTCAATCGAGAAGTTCAGCGGCTTGCAGCGTGTAAGTTTCGAGCTAGTAGATCGCTCATCTCCAGCATTTATGGAACTAATGATGACTGAACTACGCAAGGCATACGAGAAGGCTACAGATGCAGCACTTCTAGCAGCTTATGTTTCAGCAGGAACAACAGCAGCAACAACAGCAGCAACAGCAGCTGGATTGCAATCATTCATCTCAGTTGAAGGCGCAGCAGCATACAAGGGTACTGGCGGAGACTTTGCTAACAAGCTAGTCGCATCGACAGACGCTTGGGCAGCAATTTCAGGCTTTGCGGACACCACTGGTCGCGCATTGTATTCAGCACAGGGATCAACACAGAACGCTTCAGGTTCAGCAGTAGCTTCATCTGTTCGCGGTAATGTTCTTGGAACAGACTTGATCGTTGATCATAACATCTCAACTTCAGGTGTTATCGACAACTCAATGTTCCTAGTTGCTCCAGCATCTGTTTACACATGGGAATCACCAACAACACAGCTTCGCGTGAATGTTCTAACTTCAGGCGAGATCGAGATCAACCTTTACGGATACCTAGCAATCTATCTTGCTAAGTCAGGTAAGGGTGTTCGTAAGTTCAACCTAACTTAATCAACATAGGTAACTAAGTACGCTCTGAGGGGTAGTAGCCCTCTACCCCTCAGAGTCTTTAGAAAGGACAAGGAATGGCACTAACAACAGTCGCAGAACTCCGATCAACACTCGGAGTCGGTACGCTGTACCCAGATGCCACCTTGCAAGAAGTCTGTGATGCTACGGATGCAGTATTGCTTCCGATGCTCTGGACTAATGTTGTCTATAACATCGCTCATAGCAACACAGCAACAACAGGAACACTTTACTTTGAGGACAAGGTAGAGAAGGTCTTTTATGTAGGTCAGACTGTGAACATCGCTGGAAACGGCTCGAAGTTCAACGGCTCAAAGACTCTCACTGGAGTAGGCGATTACTCAATCACTTTTAACATTACAGGCAACAACAACACTCCAGCAGTAGAGCATCCAGTTCTTCCTTTTGGTTCAGTTACAGCAGACACTTATGTTGATTGGGCACTAGATGCAGCAGTCCAACAAGCAGCTTTGATGGTATCTGTTGAGATCTGGCAAGCGCGTACAGCCACCCTTTCAGGCAGTAACCTTGTCGATTTCCAGCCAAGCCCTTATCGAATGAGCGCACAGCTTCTCGCTAAGGTGCGAGGATTGATCGCACACGCGCTATCGCCTAACAGCATGATTGGGTGACCCATGCCACCTGTAGCAATAACAACTTTAAGAACTACTTTAGCAACCGCTTTAGTCAATAACGCTAAGTGGCAGACATTCGCTTTTCCACCTGCAACAGTTCTTGCTAACTCTGTAATTGTTTCCCCAGATGATCCTTACTTGACACCTAACAACAATGGACAGATCACAGTCAGCCCAATGGCTAACTTCCGCATTGTGATGACAGTTCCACTCTTTGACAATGAGGGAAACCTTAACGGCATCGAGGACACAGTAGTTAGCGTGTTCGCACTACTTGCAGCATCTTCTTTAGTTTATAATGTAAGCGCAGTCAGCGCACCTAGCGTTCTCAACGCGGCAAGCGGAGACTTGCTCAGCTGTGAGATGTCCGTATCAATCCTAACGAGTTGGAGTTAATTATGTCCGATTGGGAAAAAGAAAACGCAGCCTTTCTCGAAAAGATCGGGCAAGTTGCGCCAGCACCAGCACCAAAGCCAGTAACTAAAAAGGAAGAGGAATAACCGATGTCAGTTTATCTAGCCAATACCGGAGTTCTAACTGTTAATGCGGTTGATCTCTCAACATTAGTCACATCTGTAACAATCAATCGCGCTTTCGATGAATTGGAAGTCACCGCACTTGGAGATTCTGGTCATCGTTTCGTTAAGGGATTGGAAGCTTCAAGCATTTCAATCGACTTCCTGAATGACGAGGCAACAGCTAAGACACTTCAGACACTCCAAGCAACTTGGGGAACAAACACCACTGTTACATTCAAGCAGACTTCTGCTGCTGTATCAGCTACAAATCCACTTTACACAATGACATGCTTGGTCAATAACATCACACCTGTAAATGGTGCTGTTGCAGACCTTTCAACTCAGTCTGTAACTTGGAATGTTTCAGGTACAATCGCAGTAACAACAGCGTAAGAAACTAAACAAAGGGGCTAAACATGGCAAAGCTAAAGATCGTTCGTAATGATGGAAGTGTGCTAGAAGGCGAGATTACTCCAGCAGTGGAGTATGCGTTCGAGCAGTACGCTAAAAAGGGTTTCCATAAAGCCTTCAGAGATGAAGAGAAGCAATCGGATGTTTATTGGCTTGCATGGGAAGTCACACGCAGATCAGGTGAAACTGTTAAGCCTTATGGGATGGAGTTCATTGAAACGCTGAAAAGCGTGGAAGTGTTGGACTCTGACCCTTTAGCTTAAAGCGCGATCTTCCATTCACCTACCTAATTGCTAGGCTAAGCATTAGGTTGGGAATCGCGCCACAGCAATTGTTAGATCTTGATAAGAGCATGCTCGATGCATTAGTGCAGGGGCTAAAGGATGAAGCGAAAGAGGTGAGCGATGCCAACACAGGTAACAGGCGCGGTAGAGCTTAGAAAAGCCCTCAAAAAGTTCACTCCAGATCTTGCTAAAGAAACACAAAAGGAATTAGGCACAATCCTAAAGCCGATTACAAATAAGGCTAGAGGATTCATACCTTCAACATCACCTTTAAGCGGATGGGCTAATCAAGGCACAGGAATGTGGGAACGCATAGAGTGGTCATCGGGAGAAGCAAAGCGCGGCATTGGATACAAAGCAACACCATCCAAACCTAATCGCTCAGGCTTTCGTTCCCTTGCTCGCATTGTTAATGCATCACCTTCAGGTTCTATCTATGAGACTGCTGGTCGCTTAAATCCACAAGGCAGACCACAAGCACCAATGTCACCGGTGGTTGCTCCGCGACATCCTAACTTTGGCAAGATGACTCGTTCTGGAAACAAGAATCAGTCTATGAGCAATAATCCTCATGCTGGTCAGCAGTTCATTGAAGCCTTAGATCGAACAGGCACAATCGTTAATGCTTTCAAGCGAGCAGAAGGCGCATCAGGTCGCGCCACTCGTAAGATGAAAGGTCGCGCAATCTTTCGTGCATGGGCAGAAGATGGCGGAAAGACCAATGCAGCTGTTATCAAAGCAATTGAAGATTCAAAAGTTAAGTTCGAGAACTACACACTGAAGGCGGCTAAGTAATGGCAGCAGATGTAAGAATTGACATAGCCGCCCAGTTCGTAGGCAAGAAGGCATTTAAGGAAGCTGAGACTTCCACAGACAGATTGACCAAGAATGTCAAGGGTCTTGCTAAAGGCTTGCTCGCTGTTTATAGCGCACAGAAGGTTCTGTCTTATGCAAAGGCTTCTGTTAAGGCTTTCGCAGAAGATGACAAAGCAGCTAAGGCATTAGGCACTACTCTAAAGAATCTGGGTCTTGCTTACGGATCTAACATTGGTACAGTCAATGGCTTTATCTCTCGCCTTGAAATGCAGACAGGTGTGCTTGATGATGAGCTACGCCCTGCAATGGATCGCTTGCTTCGTGCTACAGGCGATGTCACCAAGTCTCAGGAATTGCTTGGGCTTGCACTTGACATCGCGGCTGGAACTGGCAAGTCAGTCACCCAAGTTTCACAAAGCTTGCAAAAGGCATACTTAGGACAAACTCAGGCACTAGGTCGCTTGGGCGTAGGACTTACAAGGGCAGAACTTTCGACATCAACCTTTGAGCAGATCCAAGAACGCCTATCGGTTCTATTCGCAGGTCAGGCAAGCGCAGCAGCCGATACCTATGCAGGTTCACTCGCTAAATTAACTGTTGCAAGTAACAACGCTAAAGAAACTATTGGTCAAGGGCTTGTCGATGCCTTGATGACAATCACTAACTCCAATACGACAGACGAGTTCATTGCCAAGATCGACAAAGCAGCGCAGTCAATTGCTAACTTTGTTCGTGAGACAGGCGAGTTCATCAAGATCACCAAGTCAATCTTTGACTTTAAGAATCTTTCATTCTTTGCACCTTCTGGCGGCTTGTTCGGTGATGGTAAGGGATTCGGTAACATCTCGATGACTGTATCCTCACAGGATACTCAGCGAGCAGATGCCATTGCTCGAAAGAACGCTACAGCGATCACAAAGCTCACAAAAGAGCAAGCAGCAGCACAGGCTAAGATCCTTAAAGATAAGCGACTTGGCGCGGCTATTGACAAGGCTAACCTTGCTCTCAACAAGGGCAACGAACTCTTTGACATGGACAAGATCCAGATTGCAGCAGCTCTTACATCTCAGGCTCAGCAATTAGGCAACGCGACAAGCGCAGCGCAGGTCTTACAGATCGCTAACGATACTGCTCGCCTCAATGTAAAGCGTTCAATCCTTGCTTTAGAAGATGCTATTGCTGCTAAGGATGAAGCAGCCATCATTGCTGCAACGGCTAAACTCAATGCAGATCTCAAAGTGCTTGGCACACTTGGTATGCAGAATGTCAAGCTTCAGGACATTAAATCTATCCTTGAAAGCCTAAAGCCTAAAGACCTTATCAACATTGCTAATCTTGAAAACGCCCTTCGCCTTCTTCGCGAGATCAATCTTGCTTCGACTGGATCAACTAAGATCCCAACGAGCGCATCTTTAGGCTCTGGAATCCCAGCAGGGGATTACATTGCGCCTATCTCCACAGTCGGTGGCTCAATCGAAGCGATCCTAGAATACGCGGATGCAGCAGCAGCTCGCGCTAATGCCTTTGCAGACTTGCTAGACTTGGAGAACGCATCGGCTTCAAGCCAGATGGCTTCTACACTTGATCTGGAAAGTATTGCTCGCTCATCCCTATTGCAGGGTCTAGCAGGTGGAGCAGGTGTATCAGGTGCAGTAAGCGGTTCACGCTATGCAGCACAGGCGGCTAATGCCTATAACATTACTATCCAGACAGGCATTGGAGATCCTAACGCTATTGCAGAAGCTATTGATCAAGTCCTAACAGATGCAGTCCAGCGCGGCACATTGAGAGGTTATGTAACTGCATGACATGGCTTCCAGAGTGGCGAGTTACAGTAGGTGATGATGTCTATACGACTGTCACCTCTGTTTCCTATGCTTCTGGTCGGTTAGACATCGACAGACAACCCACAGCAAGTTATTGCCGAGTAGAAATTATCAACACAGATAACTCACCTTTCACTATCAATGTCACAGAGCCAATTCTTTTAGAGCTAAAGAACTCATCTGGCACTTATGTCACAGTCTTTGGCGGAGAAGTATCGGACTTCAACATTGGTGTTAGAAGCCCAGAGGAATCAGGTTATGTCACCACAGGCACGATTCTAGGCATTGGGTCGCTTGCCAGATTGACTAAGGCTATCTATAACACAGCACTCGCAGAAGGCTTAGATGGCGCACAGATTGCAGCCATTCTAGGCGCAGCTCTTAACCTATCTTGGGCAGAAGTGACTCCAACTGTGACATGGGATACTTACCCAGCAACTACCACATGGAACGATGCAGAGTCTTATGTCGGTGAAGTCGATTCTGGCTTCTACACCATGATCGCTGTTGCAGCTAGTGCTTCTGCTAAATCTCAAACCCTTGCAGATCAGATTGCTAATAGCGCACTCGGAGCAGTTTTCGAGGAAAAAAATGGAGATGTTAGTTATGCCGATGCAGACCATAGATCTAACACCCTCGCAGCAAATGGCTATACTGCACTCAATGGCGCGTTCGCCACACCAAGTTCTATCAGCTCAACAACTCAGACTGCTCGCATCCGTAACAGCCTTATCTATCGCTACGCCACAGGATACGGCTCAACCTACAGCACCTCAGATACCGACTCCATAGCCTCGTACGGACTCTTTGAGCGTTCATTCGACTCTAACATTAAGAACCTTGCAGACATCACTGACATCGCCACTAGAGAGCTTAATTTAAGGCGCAGTCCTAGAGAGCAACTAGGTGTGATTACTTTTCGCCTAGATAATCCAGACATCGGCAATGCGATGCTTGACAGCCTTATCGGGATCTATTTCGGTCAGCCTGTGCAGATTAGCAATCTTCCTAGCAACATGCTTGGTGGCACATTTGAGGGCTTTGTTGAGAATGTCGCACTTCGAGCAACACCTACCTTTGTGGACATTACTCTGTATGTCACAGCAACAGATCTATCCCTGAGCACGACTCAGTGGGAAACAGTCATTCCTAGTTCATTAGCTTGGACAGGCGTAAATGGTACACTTATCTGGAACAACGCGACAGGAGCATTAACCTAATGGCAACGACCCCGAACTTTAACTGGAGCACTCCAGACAACACAGGATTGGTCAAGAATGGTGCGTTAGACATTCGCACACTTGGCAATGCCATCGATGCTTCTCTGGTCGATCTCAAGGGTGGCACTACTGGTCAAGTCCTTGCTAAGGCATCTGGAACAGACATGGACTTCTCATGGGTTGCACAGGATGACTCTAACGCTATTCAGAATGCAATCGTTGATGCTAAGGGCGATTTAATCGCAGCTACTGCTAATGACACTCCTGCTCGCTTAGCCGTAGGCGCAAACGATTTACTTTTAACAGCTGACAGCACTCAATCAACAGGCTTAAAATACTCGGGTGGTTGGGTTGATTGGACTCCAACATTTACAAACATGACAATTGGAAACGGAACTTTAATAGCCCGTTATCAAAAAATTGGTAAAACAGTTAATTGGTTTATAAAGTTTACTTTCGGTTCAACAAGTTCATTTGGTGCTTATACAGCTTTTAAGCTTCCAATTGCTCCATGGTCAGGACAATTTGTTTACAATGGTCGCGGCTTATTAAGAGATGCTGGAACAGGTTGGCGTTTTTGTTCTGCAATTATTGAAAATGATGATGTTTATCCAAATGTTGAGAATGTTGCGGGTACTTATTCAGTCGATGCTTCGGTATCTTCAACAGTTCCATTCACTTGGACAACGAATGATTTCTTACAACTAGCGGGAACTTATGAGGTCGCATAATGACATTCCAATTTAACCGACATTTTCCAGATGCTACTAATGAGCAGAAGTGGGAACAGATTAGAAACTGGCGAAATTACGAACTCGCTCGCACAGACTGGACACAGGTTGCAGATGCACCAGTCGATAAAGCAGCTTGGGCAACTTACCGCCAAGCATTGCGCGATCTACCTGTACAGGGTGGATTAGCAGATGCAGCGGAGTTTCCTGTTGCACCATGAAGCCACAATTAAGTAAGGCTGCCAAGCAACTTAGAGAGCAGTTCGATGACTCGTTCCCAGATCGTGACCGCACATCGGATGGTTGGATCGGTGATACCCGACACGCTGCTCGCAAGTCAGATCATAATCCAGATGAGCAGGGCTGGGTTCGTGCCATTGATGTGGACAAAGATCTCCACAAAAGCGGTAAGCCAGACATCATGGGAGATCTTGCTGATCAGCTTCGCACCTTGTCCAAGTCAAAAGCAGACAAGCGTATTAGTTACATCATTTTTGATGGACGAATCTGCTCCAGCATCCTTAACTGGAAGTGGCGCAAATACACAGGGGCTAACAAACACACTAAGCACATGCATGTTAGCTTTAAGAAAGAAGCTGACAATGATGGTGCTTTTTTTCAAGTACCTATGTTAGGAGCATCTAATGGATAATCTATCAATCATCATTGCCGGAGCTTGTGGAGTCATTGCTATCCCTGTTCTACGCCAAGCGATTAAGTCTTACCGCGCTAAGAAGTCTGTTGCAGACATCGTGGTTGATTCGATTGAAGCTGCTATTGATCAGGTTGAGAAGAAGTGACACAATCGGACTTCTTCACCTTCTACATTGCTAGTCTAGGTGTGTTCGGTGGTCTAGCAGGTTATGTGATCACGCACCTGCTCAATGAGATCAAAAGACTCAACACGCGAGTGGATGAGATCTATAACATCTTGCTTGACAGGTAGCATTGTGCTATGGCAAGAAAACCCACTAAGGCATTAGAGGATCAAGGCTATTCCAAGCTCGATGCTTACTGCATTGGCTTGCATGAGTATTGGAAGTCATTGCGCAAGGCTGGATTCACTGAAGGCATTGCGTTATTCATGATCACAGATGTTCCCTCTTACCCTCGCTGGATCTTGCCAGACCCAATCGAACCAGAAAAGCTGGGCGATTACGAGGACGATGAGGATGACGATTAAGCGAATTGTCGTAGTTTCGGACTTACAAGTTCCATACCATGACAGGGTTGCAACTCGTAACCTTGCTTCATTCATCAAGAAGTTTAAGCCAGATCAGGTTGTCACCATTGGCGATGAGATTGACCTTCCACAGATTAGCAAGTGGGAAGAGGGGCGCATGGGCAGTTATGCCCAGACCCTAGATGATGACCGCAATGAGGCTGTTCAGCTGCTCTGGGATCTAGGCGTTACAGACTGCATCCGCAGCAATCACACAGATCGCCTCTATAACATCATCATGGCTAAAGTTCCTGCCTTTGGTGCATTGCCAGAGCTACGCTTTGAGAAGTTCATGAAGTTCGATGAACTAGGTATCACCTTTCATAAGAACCCAATGCCTATTGCGCCTAACTGGATTGCAGTGCATGGAGATCACACACCAATCAAGCCACAAGGGGGCTTATCAGCCCTAGAGGCGGCTCGTAGGCATGGAAAGAATGTCATCTCAGGACATACTCACAGAGCAGGGCGTTCAGCCTTCTCAGAGGCTTCTGGGGGTCGTATAGGGCGTGTCCTGCATGGTGTCGAGGTAGGCAATCTTATGGACTTCAAGCAAGCTGCTTACACTAAAGGCGTAGCCAATTGGCAACAAGCCTTTGCCATTATCTATGTGAACAAGTCTAAGGTTCAGGTGGATCTTATCAACATTGAGAAGGATGGAACATTCATTGTGGCTGGAAAGTCGTACGGACGAGCCAGATAATCGTTATCATTTCGTTATCAGAATGTCCTTGATTCGTCTGACACTTATGTCACACTAATTCTGTGAGGGAAACTCCCAAACAGTTAGGGCTAAGAATGGCGAACACAGACAAGCTGCTTCTGATCTGCATCTTCGGAATGATTATAGGATTCATTATAGTGATTATCGATGTGCAAAAGACAGCCTATAAAAAGGGCGTACGCGATGGCTATCATCGAGGTCGCAGTTACAAGGGGCAGGAATGAGAGCCAATGAAATCCTCTTATCCGCCACAGACACTATCCGCGAGCGTGGTTTATCGTATGGTCACCCTTCAGATAACCTGCAACACACCGCAATGCTGCTCAGTGCATACCTACAGACACCGATCCATGACTATCAAGTCGCAGGGATCATGGTACTTGTCAAGCTTGCAAGGACTAATCAATCAGCCCAGCACATCGACAACTGGGTCGATCTATGCAGCTATGGCGCACTCGCTGGACAACTAGCCACAGAGGAGAACGAGCTTTATGTTTAACCTAGCCGATTATGAAACAGTAGAGGTGAGACTTGAAAAGTTTATTAAGGACTATGCAGATTTCCGCATTTCAACAGAGTTGGAAGTGGTCGAGAAGGATCGATACATTGTTAAGGCTTATCTTTACAAAAGTTCTGCCGATAGTGTTGCATGGGCGACAGGGTACGCTGAGGAGAAGATTACTGACCGAGGCGTTAATGCGACTTCAGCTCTGGAGAATTGCGAGACTTCGGCAATCGGCAGAGCACTTGCAAATGCAGGTTATGCTTCTAAAGGAAAAAGACCAAGCCGCGAGGAAATGAGCAAGGTCGTAGCTTCTAAGCCAGTTAAGCCACCGGTGGCAGAAGTCAAGGCAGATGATCAGGATTACTGGACAACTCCAGTGGGTCAATACAATAAAGTAGTCGATGCTCCAGTCACATTAGAAAAGGCTATGGAGAACATCGCAGTTGTAATGGGTACAGGCGAAGCACAAGAAGCACCATCATGCAAGCATGGACACATGGCGTGGCGCGAAGGTACAAAGAACAATAAGGCTTGGGGCGGTTACTTCTGCTCTGTAGTCAATCATCAGGGTGGCGAGCCTAAATGCCCTACAGTCTGGTATTCACTTTCATCTAGTGGCAAGTTTGAGCCACAGAAGGCGTGGGCATGATGGAAGAGAAGTGGAATCTGTTGCACATTAACTGGATTAACGCTGTATGGAACTATGCAAAGCGAATCTTTATCTGCTCATGGCAAGGACACGATTATTGTGAGCCTTATTGCTTTACATGTTGGAAGTATTC